GAATAATCAAAGTACCAAGTCGACCTCCAAGGGCTCGAAAAGGAACGCTGCCAGGCGTTCCTCGAAAGTTACGGAGGCTAAGGTGTTGTATGATAGGATGGTCCCATTGGCCGATATCTTTAGTACATTAGGGGGAGCTGAGGTGATTGAGTTCGCTTCTTGGTTGGATACGTTAAATATTCGACCTAAACTAAAGCTACCTACTAAATGGAAGCATGAGGATTGCCAAGTCGCTTTCGGGGACTTTCCATCACATCTTAGAGACGATCCTAGTGGGTCAAGGCATGTAGGTGTTGCTATGCCGTTACCATCGGAAGAGGTTGTACACGTACCTGGGTTAGTTGAAAGTGATCAGAGTCCACGCTCTGAGACTAACCCGAAGCCGCTTGCGAAACTTTTATCGCAATCTGATCCGGAGGAGAAGTCTGATGAACCTGATTCAGCAAGTTTTCCATTAACCTTGCTCCCAATCACATCAGCTACAAGCCGTCTCGTTAATAAGGATTCGGAGGAGATAAAAGGAGTAGCACCCCCACCAAATGTGGATGGAGTATTGCAAAGTACCCAAGGTGGAAGTAAGGCGTTCCTTAGGACTTACCCTGATTATTATGATGATCGTAAGTGGTACTATGGGTTAGGTGTTTTGGTTTTGCTACCTTGTTTAGCTTTGAATTATAAGAGAGTTTTTGTTAACTCTATACCAGATATATTCAGTGTTACAGTGTCTAGCGCTCGGTTTTTGTTCTGTTGTCTTGATTTGGCAGTTGCTGTTGCGATAAGTTATGCTCCAATGTACGTTATGCGTGCATATGTTTGGGCCACAACTAATTCAGTACGTCAACTCCCGGATATTGAGTTGGACATAGAGAGGAGATCGAAAGAAATGTCTGTTGATCGAGAGCTTCTTGGTGAGATGATTAAGTTATCCCAAGGAGTCCCACGGACAACCAAAACCCTCAGTGAACTTTATAGGAAAGGTAACCAGTGGATATCAAGGTATCGTAAGCATTGGGCGTCACATGTCGTTGTGCAGCAGTTGGATAGATGTGTTCCAGCGGCTTTTGCTAGTAACTACGAGCAAGTCGCGTTAGAGTTCTTCACGTCCAAGCACAGTCAGACATGGTTCGCTCGTATGTGGTCGATGTTTTCCTCTGGTGATATATCCCAAGGAATGGACGGCAGTGCTAAGATACCCCAGCATTAGGGGTGTCCCGTCATCGTACCCTCTTTCTGCTCTTATCCAAAACAGCTCGAACCATTGGATAAGGGATGTGAAATTAAGCGGTACGGATACGATGACAAGGATCCTCATAACAGGAAATATACGAGGATCGCAATACCGGACTTTGTTTCTATGCCTGCTAATAGAACATTTGTCCACTCTAATTGTGCATGCAACATGGCAATCGCAGTTGCAAATAGAGTTTGTGGGGAGGTTCCAAAACCCACACAATCCGGTTTACGAGCAATGAGAGTGGCGGCAAGGCGTATTGCTGACGCTCTCCCCGAGGTGATACCCAATGATTTGGATGTTATGCCAATGAGGTATACAGGTAATAAGCGTAAGCGTTACCTGGATGCCGCTGAGGAACTTCGTAACTATCCTATCACTCAGGCTGATAGCGGTGTGTCGATGTTTGTTAAGTGTGAAAGGGTTATATATAAAGCAGATAAGATCAATCCGGATCCTAGACCGATACAGTTTAGAAATCCGAAGTATTGTGTTGATATTGCTAGGTTCCTTCGTCCTATAGAGGAGCATTTATATAACATTAGTGGTATAAGTAAAAATGTACTACGGTCACGTAACATCGCTAAAGGTCTGAATTCCGTCGAGCGAGCCGAATTACTCCATTCCAAACTACAATGCTTTGACGATCCTGTGTCTTATTCACTGGATATGTCCCGCTTTGATAAACATGTATCTTTGGAACAGTTGAGATGCGAACATCAAGTATACATTCAGTGTATAGATGATCGTCATTTTCGGCAATTACTAAGTTGGCAATTGAATAATAAGTGTAAGTCCAAGAATGGTATGCGTTATAAGACGAGGGGAAAGAGAATGTCTGGAGACATGAACACAGCGCTTGGTAATTGTATCATTGCGCTTGAGATGGTTGATGCCTGGTTGCGACCTTTAGTTCGTCGATTTGATGTCCTTGACGATGGTGACGATTTAATTGTCATCGTCGAACAGTTTGATGTCAATGTATTGAACAGTACCGTTAAGAATACTTTTCTTAGTTTCGGTCATGAGGTTAAAGTTGAGCAAGTCACGAAGGAGTTCCATGAAATTGAATTTTGTCAATCTCGAGTAATCGAGTATTCTTCAGGCAAATTCAAGTTTGTTCGGAACCCTGGTAAGGTGATTAGCAATGCTATGACAGGTGTCAAACACTTCACAGATGCTAGATCTTGGTCTAAACTTTTATGTTCGATCGGCATGTGTGAATTGATACTCAATTTAGGTGTTCCTGTTTTGCAAGAGTTCTCTTTAGCAATTTTGAGAAATTGCGGAGTCACCAAGGGTTTTGATCTTCCTTCTGATGGATCTCTTATGTCAAGAGTAAAACGAGAAATGAGACTTTATGGATTGAAGTCTCTCGTTCGAGTGGATCCACAGGAGGTGACAACAGAAGCACGCGCAAGCTTTTTTATTGCGTTTGGAATCAATGAGTCTGATCAGCTCATCATTGAATCGGCGTTGAGGAAATGGGAATTCACATTGTGGAATGCCCGTCAATTCCCGTTAGAATTACAACCCTGTTGGGAATGGAATTCAATGTTGGAACTTGACAGGTATTCCCTCTAGGGAAAATGAATTCCAGTAGGAAACAGAGTACCAAGCCGGCGACCGCTTCGAATGCCACGAAGCCAGTAGCACCGCGTAAAGTTAGAACGCGTCAAAGAAAATCTAGCCTGAGGGCGTTGGTGTCAAACAACCCCCTCAGTAATGCCACTGGAGGGCAAAAGAACGCAGCTGCAGCTGCTTATTCAAGAGGTCAACGCAGCGCTGAGCCAATATTTAAGGCTATGACAGCTAGAGGATGTCGCATTGTACACAGGGAGTTGGTGAGTTCGGTAACGGGTTCATCATCATTCGCGGTGCCATTCTCGCTTAGTCTTAATCCCGGTCTTAGCGTTACTTTCCCTTGGCTTGCGGTTGAAGCACAAGGTTGGGAACAATATATCTTTAGGAAACTTAGATTTTGTTACTATACTCGTTGTGCTACTTCCGTTCCTGGATCAATTATGTTGGTCCCAGACTACGATGCTGCGGATGCAGCTCCTGCTACTGAGCAGATCGCGTCAACTTATCGCGATGTAGTTGAGGAAGTCCCATGGACAATCGAATTTTGTTGCGAGTTGGATCCCCAAGCTATGATGGAACCAGCTAAACGCAAGTTTGTACGAACTGGTGCGTTAGCAACTAATCTCGATATTAAAACCTACGACGCTGGAACCATGTTTGTTTGCACAACTGACGGCACTGCTGTTAATTGGGGCAAATTATGGGTTGAGTATGATGTCGAGTTTTTCGTCCCACAGTTACCTGCTCTAGGTGTTGCCGCCCAAAATGGCGCCTTAATAGTTGGTGTGAGTCCCAGTACCTCGAGTTTCTTCGGTACTACTCCCACTATAACTGGCAGCATTTTGTTAACTGCGGCGGTTGATACAATTACGTTCAACCAAACTGGGCAGTATCTGTGTTTATTCGCATATGGAGGCACCACTTTAACCGATTTTAGTACGTCTGGTACTGCTGCGATCACTAATCCGTCGTTTCATTACGTGTATACAACCTCGAATATCATTAACTTTTTCATTGTTAATGTCACGGTGGTTGGTCAAACGTTAATTCTAGCTGACGGTGGATCGGGCAGTATCACTTATTTTAAGGGTTATATTGCTTCGTATGCGCTTTCGAATGGTACTTAAAGCCTTTGATAGGCGTGCGTGTGTGTGTTTTGTGTTCTTTTGTTGACAGTGAGGACGATAATCATTAGGATTTGGGAGAATAATGTTACGTCAGGCTTGAGAAGATTTAGGGCGACAGATGAAAAACCATCTGCCTTGCTATACCTTCCTTGTTGTATGTGTAAAACGGTTCTGATTTGGATAAGAATATGTGAGAGGTGTGATTTAAGATTTACCTTGTAAAGAGGGAAGTTACCGATATGGAATTTAGTACAGACTCGGGACTTCGAATCAATAAGTCTTATCACATGGGTAACTAATAAGGTAGTCCAAATCAGGCGCGCAGAAAGCAGGGGCGGCTTGGGTATAGACCTTCACCTTAGGTTTGGGAATTCGTTTAATAACTTAACCATCTGGCAGTGGGAGAAGTTGACATGAAGACTCTTTGACAATGACAATGATTATTGTTGATAATCGTCCTGGGTAGAGACGTTAAATTGCATCTAATTTCTGGGGTAGTCAAATCGCTTAGTTGCGGGGGCGACTACTTTTCCTACAGAGACCGCTTACGCTTTGCGCGATGCGGTATATAAATAGAAATCTTTATTGATCTCTGGCGTTAGCCACAGCCC